TAAGAGGTTTAGAAATCAATTTAGTAACCGATTCTACATCAATACCGTTGATTTCACAATAATGACAAATAGCATCAATATAATTACAGTTTTCTTCCGCAACTATTTTTTCAATTTCTAAAGCAAATTTGGAAGGAGTAAGAAACTTATCCTCTATTGCTTTTTCTAATTCTTTGTTCGTTTCCGTTTGTTCCATAGATTCTATATTAATTTCTAGAAATGTCTCTAATATATTTGCCATAATTTAAGAGTAATAATATGTAGTATAAAATAAAATAATCAATTAGTCAAGTAGACATTAGTTCAAGTTTATCATTCACAAACTTTTTAATATATTCCACAACAAGTTTCATATATTTGTTAAGGTCTCTCTCTTCATAAACAACACATTCACCATTTTCACACGCCATAATGATGACTAGTTTTTTGACTCTAATATCAGTCATCTCATAGAGTGCCATTCCATAGAACATCGCCTGAACGAAATAATTCTCAATCCAATCTCTTGGTTTTGGTTTTTTAGAAGTCTTAAAGTCTATGATGGCAAGTTCTCCATCAAACTCGGCAATACAATCAGTAGTACCGGCAACACCAAGTTGTTTACTATATAGAGCCCCTTCCAGACAGTAGATATTATTAATCCTGTTCAGTTCTGATTTAGCAATCTTAAAAAGAAAATCTGATATGGGTTGAACTGGAGGAAGGTCCCTATTATAAAGATAGTTCTCAACTAAAGTATGTAGGTCTGTTCCACGACTGGTTGCTGCTTTGGTGATACGGTCAGCTTCTTCTGTGCCGACTTTTTTTCTCCACTTAACAAAGATTTCCTTATTAAAATGACTGGTTACGGAAGTGATAGAGACCAACTTGAGCAGTTGGTCCTCATCGGGTACGGAATAATATCGGACTCCATCAATTGTTTCTCTTTCAAGTTGAGGAAGTACATTATCAAGATGATTAAACATTTAAGACCTCACTCTTCCTTTATTATAACCCATAGGTATGGATTCGTCAATATTCATAAGTTTTTCTTCAATACCATTATTAATCCAAACTCTCTTTGGACGATTTTTTGCCTTTTCTTTTAACTTTTCAATAGTTTCTGGGGAGTGCTTTTTTCCATACATAGGATTATTTTCTCCATTTACATCGTGATGATTTTCACTAATTTTTTTCTTAGTTTCATCACTAAGAACTCTACCAAGATTTATTTGACGCAATTTTTCAATAGATTCTGGACTCAGTTTTCTTCCAATTAACCAAGGTTTTGATTTACCTTTTGAGGCAACACTCATTTTTCTTTTTGTTTCATCACTATGATTCTTACCGTACATACCAACTTTTTTTTCTTTATGAAGTTGCTTAACTCTTTCGGAACATTCTTGACGATATTCTTCGGTTACTTCCCAACCAAAAATGCCGTCACCACCATCAGTTAAATTATAACCATAAGGAACTTTGGTATTATATTCTTTAATGTAATACTGCTCTAATTCATATGCTCTTCCAGCAGAGTCAACTTCTTCAATCAATTCAATAAAGAACTTATCTTCTCCATATTTTTTGATTGCTTCAGTTAAAAGAAATCCTCTTTTAGAGTGCTGATAAAATCTTTCAGTAATAGAGAATTTAGTTATTCCAACGTACTGTTTTTTATTTTCTAAATTAGTAATTAAGTAAATATTATACATTATCTAACTCATAAAAGGTTATAATTATTTATATAAATCTAAACCTCCACGAGTTAGACATATTATTATAATCCGAGTGCGTGTTGGGCGATTAAAAATTCCTTAACCAATCCTGAACGAATCACATCATCAATACCAAACTCAATTATATCAATAGACGGCATAGTTCTCAAAATTTTCATAAAATCAATTACACCATTCTTTTCATTTGTTTTAATTAAATCTGATTGAGTAGCATCTCCACAGAACATAATCTTGGAGTTTTCACCCACACGAGTAATAATAGAACATAATTCGTGGAAATTTGCGTTCTGGAACTCATCCACAATAATAATAGAATTATCAAGCGTAGTTCCTCTGAGGAATGAGGTGCTCCAGAACTTAATTGTTTCCTGTGCCTTAAGATTGCCATAAAGCATCTCAAATTCGGCATCACTTGAAAGTTGGAACATATACTTCACCATATTCTTATAAGGAATCTGGTAAATATCTGACTTGTCATCATAAGAACCGGGAAGAAATCCAATTTCTCGTGTGGCAACTAAAGAACGAACAAGGTAGATTTTTTCGTAAGGTGTTCTTTCATCCAAAACCTCACGAAGAGCATTATAAAGAGTAATGAAAGTTTTACCGGTTCCGGCACACCCATAAGCAACTAAATGTTTTTGAGCGGCATAAGAATTGAAAAGTTTCTTTTGATTTTCGGTAAGTGGATCAATATCTACTAGATATTCAGAACTTAACGGTTTTTTACGCTTTGCCTGACGAGTTGTAAGACCAACACCGATTGGTTGCTCTGCTCTTTTTCTTCTTGCCATAAGTGTTTAGAGTTTTTGTACTTTTGATCCGGGCATCTTTTGGGCACGACCCAATACATCATTCCACGAAGGGTGCTTGGAGGTTAGTTTATTCCGCCAATCACCTACTTCACCAACATTCATTTGTGTTGGAATGAGTGCTTTGATATGAGGGTTTTCTTTGAGATATGGGTCCTTGTCTGCCATATACATCCATTTCTCAAAGATTTCACCCGTTTCCGTATTCTCAAATCTATAAGTAGGCATAAGTTATAATAATTTACAAAAATATTTATGGACTCAGACGTGCCTTATGAAGACGCTTCTCTTCATAATAACCCCAAACATTTGGTGCCCACTTTTGAATTTCTGGAGCAATTTGTTCACATAATGCCTGAATTTCAAGTTGAGCATCTAATTTAGCACGAAGATCAAGAATATGAAGAATAGAACGAAGATTGCAAGAAACTACAAAGTTTTGACGAATTCCTTGTGCTAGACCATCACGAATATGTTCTTCACACATTCCCTTTTCATACTTCACAGCATAACGCTTACATCCTTCTACATACCATTTCATCTCATCATCATAATCTTCTTGAGTCCATTCATACTTCTTACCCTTACGATTGGTATAGAAACCAAGAGGACGAGAATAGAAAACTTCATCAGGTTTCAATTCTCCTTGTGCCACCTTCACAACTCTCTTACCAGTGTATCGTTGAGATTGAACATCAAACGTCACACCTACCCTGTGAGTCCTTGCTTGCACCATAACGTTGTGGACATACCCAGACACCGAGAATGTAATACCGGGGTGTTCTACAGGTCCCCAGTGCCCTCTCTCGTTGCTTAGGAGTTGCTCCACAATCCACTCACCACACTTTTGCGGTGTAGGAATTTGTTGATGATGAATAGGAATTTCCGAATAGTCACACTTTCCTGCTTGGTAAATTACCTGCTCTGGAATTGGATATCCTTGAAGTTTTACTACTTCAAGTCTCTTATCAAGTTCAAGAAGATCTTTTGCTTTAATAGGTCTCATTTCTTTCCAAATCCTTTTGATGTTTTTGCTTCAAGTTCTGCAAGTTCTTGTTTTACAACTCGCAGTTGTGATTTCATTTGCTTAAGTTGTTCATCAGAATAAAGATGATCTTGTTTACTCAATCTTTCAAGCAACTTTACCAGTTCTTTTGCTCTATTAGTCATCTAAATCACTATCCTCAAAAATTTCGTCATAGTCTAAAACTGCCCGTTTTCTCATCGGTTCCATAGGAGTATAAGCAGAAACATCAGAATAGATTTCTGCCTTTAATGAATCCACAAGCAATTCCATATTACGAACGATAAGTTTTAATTTTTCTTTGTCCATATCTTGTAATACTCTCCTCTTATTTTACATAAAAAAAGGGAGGATGTCAATCCTCCCAGTTTCAGGCAACTTGTGGTTTTTTTGCCATATTCAGTTGTGCTACTTGAAGGAGTTTTTCCTTCTTTGCTTTTGTTTTGAGATAGCGAACGAAATAAGTATTCATTTGTGCCCCTCCTTTACATACTTAATACCACGATAGGTTTCGTTGTATTGTTGGGGTTGCTGCATCATTTGCTGTTGGTATTCAATACGCTTTTGAGTATCATATTCAACACCACGATATACGACTTTGGACATTAGGTTTTCTCCTTAGTTGTTTAGGTTAAAGAGCGTTCCTTCCGTCGGCTTTTGCGTTCGCTATTTGCGAATAGCGAATGAACGATCCGTTCCGAGTCGGCGTACTTCCGTCTGGATATTCCAGATGAACGACATATTATATATTACCACAAAATTAAAAAAGTAGCAACCGATACTAAAGTGTATCGCTACGCTACTGTTTTAAAAACCTTAAGGGGCAAAAATTTTGGGGGAATTTTTTTGCCCGATATGAGAAATCACTTTCTCTTTTTCTTTTCGGGTGCTTTGTATCCCCAAATCCTAGGAGATACTCTTCCATATCCCCAATCAATTTTTGTAACTACGTCTGGACCGAACTTATCGTAATACATATCAAAGATTTTAACTCTTGTACCACGACACAAATCCATATAAGAGTTTCCTTTTAATGTATAAGACACAACATAGGCATCATTGGGAAAAGAGGTATCTTTAATCTGAGCAAGAGTTCCGTTCTCAACCAGAATCTCACAACCATAGCGAGGAGGAATATCTTTTTTTTCTTCTGGAGTCCATTCCACTGTAGTATTATCCTCGATTGTATTTCTTTTTATATCACGAACTCGACTCACGAACGACCTCCCCATACGATTTCTGGGTATGCCTGAGAAACAATTTCCTTCGTGATTTTATATTTCGTTTCAAGTTTCTTATCTTTGACCAGACATAGAATCTCTGCCTCTAGAGGATGAAGACCCTGAAGAATATTAATGAACATCGTTTCTCTACGAAGAGAACTCAGTCCATCATTACCACCTTTAATAAAGTTATAAAATCTTTGATATTCCTTACGAATTGATGAAAAACCTTGATCTTGTGAACCAAGTGAATTAGAACCAAGTTCACTCATTTTTCCCACAGCATCATCAATCTTTTCACTGAGAGTTCCACTGAAAGAACCTTGCTCCCCAACACTCGAATAAGGAACAATACCTTCGGGAAGAGATGATGTTATACTTTCATCAAAGTTCCAGATAAAAATTGCCCTCAGTGATGGGTCATTATATTTTTGTAGAACCTCAACTTTTTTGATATTGGTTCTTTGCTTTGATACTAAATTCAGAACCTCAAAGGTAAAAGGATTTGCTGGCAAATCAATACTTACCGATGGGGTTGTTTTTGGTTTTGCTTTTGTCGCTGTCATAATTGTTTAATATGTAATTATAATCTTAATGATATTTAGAGTTTATTCTTCTTCATCATCGTCATCATCGTCATCATCAAAGTATCCGGGTTCAAATCTTACAGAAACGATTTCTTCATCAATAAGATCGCCGTCCTTATCATAAAACTCTGGATGATAGGCAATTTGCTTTGGTCCTTCCTGATGCGTCATCATATATTCTCTGCCGACCCAACCCAACGTGAGACCCATTATAAAAAATAGTACGGTTAAGAATGAACCTATAACTAAACTAGTTGCCAACATTTTTTTTCTCCTGGGAAACTACTCGACTTTCCTTGACTTTATCGAAAATTCAAAATAGATGGTTATTTCTCGTTTGAGTAAGGAAATCATCTTCTCGAATATAAGATGAAAAAGTTTAGGTTGTTTTCTTTTTCCTCCAGTAAGTATAAGTTCTACACCACGATTCGGTGTTATATCATTATTTATGTCGGACATTATACCATTTGCTGTTCCTTGAGAAACTTAACGGTATCGGTACAACCACCCAATTTTTGATCATCACAGACGACTTGTGGAAATGTGGAACCTTCACCAAATTCGGCATAGAACTCTTCTTTGGTGAAGTCCTTGTTAAGATTATACACCACAAAGTTATTATTTGTCAACTCCAAAACAGTTTTAATCTTATGGCAGTAAGGACAATCATCCTTTGAATATACGGTAAAGTTCATATTTGTTTAGTATCTGTAATAATTTATATAAGAAAAAGAGGAGATTTCTCTCCTCTTATTATACCACCAACCTTTCTCACCACAGAAAGGGTCTTCACTTCCCAAAGATACAAGGAATGCTGAAGACCTTTATATTATAAGGGATTTTGTGGTAGATGTCAAGTCACAGAACACGAATTGCTGTGGTTGCTTCGGCAAGTTTTTCTGCTGCGGCAGTTTCTTTTGCTTCTGCTGTTGCCTCATCACCATCCTGTCTTGCTTGCTGTGCTTCGCCGGAAAGTGTTTGTGCCTCAAAGTAAGGAGTGGCAACTGACTGATATTCTGCTTCGGTTAAAACTTTAATTTGATTCTTACCACAATCTGGATCAACTGTGGTCGATACTGGAGTTGAATCAGGAAGTTCGGCAAGACAAACATCCACTCCATCAGAATCAGATAACCATACTTTTACATCCAGACCAGCATATTCTTTACAGGGATGTCTCTTATATTTTGGTTCTGGAGTGACTTCACAACAAAAAGTGTTGTAATCATCATCAACATAATAGTGCTTAATGTACTGCATCGTTAAAAATAAATGTTTTAGTTATTTATGAGTATACCGTATTTTTGAGATAGTTCTTTGTTTTGTTCGTCCAGTGACTGAAATCCTTTCACCTGAGCCCAACAAACAATACTATATCTCTTTCCTTTTGTGACTGGTTCTACACCGTGCTTATAATGATGATTGGAAGGAAAGCAAACTAACATTCCAGGTTCTGGTCTAACTCTAATTTTAAGATCTGGGAATACAAAGTCTCCACCCTCATAATCATCATTGAGATAAAACACCATAGAAATATCACGGTCCACTGATTTCTTCCAAATCAATTCTCCGTCTGGTGTTTGCCATAAGGACTCACCATCAATATGAGGAGAATAATGACCTCCGATACTATAAGAAAGTATTTGAGGGATTTCACTCTCACTGATTTCTACACCATAAAAAGGATTAATGACTTCTTTTACAGTATTTCGGAGTAACTCAATGAGATTTGGAAGTAATGGACCTGCATCTACAATTTGAGTATCTCTGACTTCTTTATTTACAATCCATTCCTTTCCACCAGTTTCATTTGATTTGTGTGGATCAAAAACAGATAAGTCTGTGGAGGAAGATGCTTTGATATGAGACAGAAGTTCATTTATTCCGTGCTCGTTAATAATATTTGGTCTTACAAGAACATAAGAAAGTGGATTATCAATCATAATATTTTTTGTTTATTATAGCACTACTTATACGTTATATGGAACTGGTCCTGGTGCTAATACTTGTAATGATGAAGTTTGTCCGTTTGCCAGAGCACTTGATGCTGCAAGATTGCTACGAGCAACACTTAATGATGCACCAGGAACTGCTGCTGTGGTGTCTGATGAATAAGTGATCTTATCCATTGTTGCTGTTGGACCAGGAAAACCACCACCAAAGTAACCATTGGTTGAATTTCCTGTTGCACCTAAAAGACGACGAGCAACACTTAATGCTGCACCAGGAACTGTTGATCTTGTATCAGAAGAGTAAGTAACCTTATCCATTGTTGAGAATAGAGCAGGAGTAGAAATTCCACCACCACCAAAGTATCCAGTGGTTGAGGTTCCTGTTGCAGCAAGTTGATAACGAGATGCACTTAATGCTGCTCCAGGAACTGCTGCTGTTGTATCGGTAGAATAAGTTACCTTATCCATTATTGCAACTTCACCAGTAGTAAAACCACCACCAAAGTATCCATTTGTTGAGTTTCCTGTTGCAGAAAGAGCACGACGAGCAACACTTAATGATGCACCAGGAACTGCTGCTGTAGTATCTGATGAATAAGTGACCTTATCCATTGTTGATACATTAACAGTAGTAAAACCACCACCAAAGTAACCATTGGTTGAGTTTCCTGTTGCGGCAAGAAGCTGACGAGCAGAACTTAATGCTGCACCAGGAACTGCTGCTGTAGTATCTGATGAATAAGTAACCTTATCTATTGTTGATATTGGATTAGTTCCATCATTACCACCACCAAAGTATCCTGCTGTTGAACTTGAGGATGCACCAAGAGAACGACGAGCAACACTTATGTTTGCACCAGGAACTGCTGCTGTGGTGTCTGATGTATAAGTGACCTTATCCATTGTTGATGCTGCAGCAGGACCACCACCACCAAAGTATCCATTATTGATAGGAACTGGAACCAATCCAGTATATGTTTGTTGTGTTGGTGTTGCTGCTGGGGGATCCAATGCAGGTAATGCATTTGCTCTGGCACTTGATGCTGCAAGACCACGACGAGCAGTAACTAATGCTGCACCAGGAACTGCTGCTGTGGTATCAGTCGAATAAGAGACCTTATCCATTGTTGATCTTGGACTAGGCTCACCACCACCAAAGTATCCTGCAGTTGAGTTTCCTGTTGCGGCAAGGAGATAACGAGCAACACTTAATGCTGCACCAGGAACTGCTGCTGTGG